ATATCATCGTCATCTGTGCCAACAAGATCAACTGGTGCCTTTTTAGGTGCAGCCTTTGCTTGTTCCACAGTTGTACGAGCTCTTGGACCACCATCTTCATCAATACTGGTTGTGATACCTAGTACTTTGTCGAGGCGGGTCTTCAAAAAATCATATGACTTGAATTCTTTGTCAGCAACCAACTCCAGTAATGAAGCTTGAGACTTCCAAATCTTTTCAAGTGCGTCATCATCACTCAACAATGGTGCCGCAGATTCGAATTCAGACTTATCATAGTTTTGATAGCCCTCAACTTTACGAATCTTCAATTTGAAGTTAGCACCAGTCCACATATCAAACGGATTGATTGCTGTTTCATCTTCAAACGCAGGGTTCATTGCCTCAGTAATCTTATCAAAGATTTTCTTACCGAACTTGAACAATTTAACTTGCCCTTCGTTCTCAGGATGCTTTGGATCACTTACGATGTACACGTTAGCAATGTAATTGAGTTTACGCTTTTGTTTGCGTACAATCTCTTTGTTGGCTTCTACACCAGAATTCCACAAACGGCTATTGTGTTCACACACGGGACATTGCTGATTCTTGGTTGTCAAGCAGTTGTCAATAAGCCAACCACCAGGACCTTGAAATCCATGTGAGAAGATTTTGACCCATGGAAGGCCATCATCACCGTCTTGTGGAGATGCAGGAAGAAAACGGATAGTTGCCATGCCGTTGCCTGCTTTGTCAACCTCTGGTCGCCAGAAGTTTTCTTTGTCAGATGCACCTTCAGTTGATGCATTGAGTTGTTCAATCGCCTTGGTTAGCTTGTCCAAATTACCAGACGATTTTTTAAGTTTAGAGAAATCTACCATAATTTACCTTTCGTATTAACGGAGTATAGTGTATAAACGGATTATCCACATGATGCATTATATAACATTATTTAGGCGTTGTCAAAAGTAAAGTTTCAACATTGCCAAGGTGTTAGGCACGTCCCTGTGCCAGATTGCATGACCACCTGCTATACGCCAATCAGTAATGACACTTTCGGTATCATCAATGATGAGGGTGTCCTCTTTGGCATATTCTTTCTTTAGTTGTTTACCCGGTACAAAATTACGTTTGAATGTAATTCCGTGGGAGTTCAACCAAATCTCTTTTTGTTTTGAAATACTATCATGTGAATCTGCACGAGCAGTCGATGAAAGTATCTCTGTCGGCACTGGTGCATTTCGTAGAAACTCCAGCAATTCACCGGCGTGCCGCATCATTTCAAGTGTTGCAAAGTTTTGACCTTGAATAAACTGATTGAACAGATTACCAAATTCTTTTTTGTTCCGAGTTTGGTCTGGATTGACATTGAATAGTTTTTTGTAGCGGCCAACAAAGTCGCATATTACACCATCCATGTCCAGGTAGATGCAAGAAATTTTAGGCTTATGCATGTTCTTTCAAACTTTCTTTCAAAACAGATTTCAATTTATCTTTGTCAAAATCAATGAACGGTGTGTACTTTTCAATTCTTCTTTTCCATGAAGGCCAAACAACATCATCTGATATTTTTTTGGACCACATAGGTAAGAAATTCATAATGTGATTCAATATACACACCGTTTCAATATTGATAGTACTGTAAGTCAACTCTTTTAAGAGTAACGGATACTGACCATCTTCTACCACCAACATTTCATTTGGTGTTTGTGTTGCGTTAAGAAGACCTATTATATCTTGTTCGAATCTATAAGTCAAGCTCTGATTTCTTTTTTGCCATTGCTTATATGTTTCTTCACCTTCCAGATTGGCAATCTCACCAATCCAGTTGGATTCGGTAACAAGAAAGTTAGCCACATAAAAGTTCTTTAAGTCTTCCAGTTTGTATTTACGGGATAACTTATAGAAAGTATACTTATCTTTCCTGATGGCAAAGTTATCTCTGGTAACGTTGGTCTTACCGTGATACTTAAAATAATCGTAGCTATCAGTAATAAAATGAAGTTTGATGGCATTGTATAAAGCAAAGGCGGAAAATCCAGAACCTTCTTCAAGCGAGAAAATCATAACGGCAAAGAGGCACTTCTTTTCAATAGGTTTAATTCTTGGGCTTCTTCACGAATCTTGGCCTTCAAAGCATTGGAGACCAATAATGATGCAACATCAACCTCCATACCTGTCTGTTCACAATGGTGAATGATAGCATCCATATGTGTGCTTCCCAAGATGTATGACAACTTGGAAATCATTTCACTAAAATCATTAATTTCTGTTTTCGTAGGCACGATTATCCTTTGGTATAAAAAATGTGGTTGCCAATCTTCTTCACAACTCTGATATTGGTCCAACCGGGGTTAACATAAACTGCATGGTAGAACATTGCCTTGGTTTTGGCAAGCTCTCTGTGCAATACTGATTCTGTTAATGCCCTTTTAGCAATGTACAGGCATTCTTCCCATGCATATGAATCCTTAACTGGATTAACATTCTCGCAAGTCCATGAGAATTGGCAGGTTGCACCAGTTTTCTGGTAAACAACACCGCAAAAGTCAGCTGGGTATCTCTTGCTGTTTGCACGATTAATGGTGACCTGAGCAACGGCCAGTTTTCCTTCGTGTGATTCTCTCGCTGCTTCATAGTAAATGTTTTTAGCCATACAAATAATTTGCTTGTTAATGTCTGATCCAACTTGTTCCTTGAGTGTTGGTTCATACTGTTTGGCTGATATCGGTATACATAACGAGGTAAATACAATCAATAAAGTTTTTGACAACTTCATTTGTTCTCCTTGTGTGTGTTTGGGGTTAGACCCCAACCCTCAAGACGATTTCTTGGTAACTTTTGGAAGTTCCATAGGAATGTTAGACACAAAACCATTCAAGGTTTGAGCCTTGCTGATAATGTCTATTTCTGAGGGAGTTTGTGGTAAAGCCGGATGTAAAGGTGGTGTTTCACCTTTGGCTTTTGCGCTTTCACATTGTACGTGCCATTCAGATTGAATGCGGTCACGTTGAGCATTATATTCATCATACAACATATCTCTTGCCATTTTTAAAAGCTCAAGACGTATTTCAAAGGGTGTCATTGACATGGTTTTCTCCTGTGTGTAAAGTGTGTGGGGTTTTTATTGGGAACCCATAACCCATTATCTATTTAGAAGCCTACGGATACTGTAAGTCCTACTGCACGATCCTGAATGTCTTGGTAGCTTTGGCTAACACCCAAACCAACAGATACTTTGCTGATGACTGGCATGTCGTAACTAACAAATACTACGGATTGTTTTGGATTTGCGCTATCCCAATTTACACGGGTCTTAGCACCAGCCATGGCATAACCAGGACCAACCTTAACGCCAGCGTTTGCGCCAACTAGACCATATTCATATGGCTTTGCACCAGCACCACCATTATCGAAACCAACACCAACGAATGGGCTGATACCGAAAACAGTCTTACCTGCGGTAAGTTCCAAGCTATTGAACATAGATTGGTTGTCATTGGTACGTGCATTACGATTTTGTAATCCAAGATTGAAACCACCCAATGAGGTACCAGCACGTACATATTGTGCGATACTTTGTTGGTTGCTTACACGGTCAGTAACTTGGTCAACACCATACGAAACAAAACCACCGGCTTGTGCAGCTGCGGCGACAGCAATTAAACTTGCGATTGCGATTTTCTTCATTAAAACTCCTTAGTTAAAAAAATGGTTGGTTATTCTGTTACGAGGAAACCAACCGAAACCCTAGTCTGCGTTTAGGCAGCCAATGCGAAACGTGAGTCGTTTGCGGTTACTTTGATTTAGTTTTAACATCTTCTCTGATGAGCTGTCCACTTCTGTACTTGTTGCCCTGTCGAAACTATGCAGCCCCATCAAAAGTATACTGGTTTGGATTATTTGGATGTCCGTGATACCTTAGTCATCTTCATTATCGCACGGCGCAGACCTTTATACTTTTGGTGGAGCTGGGGGGATTTGCACCCCCGTCCAGAACACTTTTCTAGTTGCTTCATACAACCATAACTTCAATTATAACACAATAAAATTAGTTTGTCAATTTCTTTTCAGTAACTTCACCAATTAGTTGGTTAGTATTTGATGATGTTACTATTTTTTCAAATCCAATTTTAAGTGGATCATTACTACCAACAAGCATATATGCCTGATCTGGAATTAACCCGATTTGTTGCAATGCTTTCCATGTGTGTGGATTTGACATTGCATTACGAAGTTTTGTTGGTGATGGTAGTCCCGTTGAAATAACTTCCGCATAAATTTCTTTACCAATCATTGCAGTAAATTCATTAGCCGCATTTGCTTCAAACATTTCTTCATCCGTGTATGGTGTTCCGTCAAGATGTTTTATTCTAGTGGGTTCGGCAATCTCATAACATTCAGCCAATAGATTTTCTAAAATCTTAATTTCTTGTCTGTTCAATTCAAATGCTTCAATTTGAATTTGTAAACCGGTCTCAAATTCTAAAATATCTGCTTCCATATTAAGTATAACGTGTGGTAATGCATTACTATCTTTTAAACTTTGTAACTCCATTAGTTTTGAATTATGTCTCATCTCTGATATTTTTTCACCATGACTTGTACGAATTCTACCTTCATAAAAACCTTTTAATGTTTTTATCTTTTCCCAAACCGTTTCACCTATAACTTGATAACGATAGTTAAATTCTGTATTCAATTTTGTCGGCATAATTTTTCCTTTATATATTTAATTCACACAATTTAAATTAACCAAAACAAGCTCCTGATGTGCCGTATCTTCCAACGCCAGGAGCAATTAGTTCACTAGCAACGACACCTGTATTTGATACTAAGTTTGTTACTGTTGCAAATGCAAACTCGTTGCCATATCCAAAAATTCCTTTATCACCGCCATAACCAGTGCCTGCTAAATATTCCCTACCACGACCAGCAATACTATTATCAGTGCCAACAACACCAGTATTTGTAACTAAATTACTTAACTGCATTGCTACGTAATTTTGACTTTGTGCACCATAGGCAAACAATGCTTTATCTAGACCATAACCAACAGCCGCCAAACCTTTTCTTCTGGTACCAACTCCTGCTACGTCTGCGGCCACGACACCCGCATTTGATACTAAGTTTTTCATTGAAACTCCACTGTTGTAATTTGTGCCATCATTTCCATAAGCAAATATTGCTTTGTCACCACCATAACCTGCGGCCGCCAGACCGGTTCTTTTGGTACCAACACCAGTTACATCAGTGGCAACAACACCTGTATTTGATACTAAGTTTGTCATGTGTTGAAAAGGTCCTTGATCCCCAAATCCAAAAATTGCTTTGTCACCACCATAACCTGCGGCCGCTAAATTTTGGCGGCCAGTCCTGCCGACAGCGAGGTCGGAGGTACTTGCAAGGACACCCGTATTCGACACCCTGTTTACGTAACTCACTGAACCATAAAATCGATCAAATCCAAATCCAAAAATTGCTTTGTCACCACCATAACCTGCGGCTGCCCGATATGCCATTTCTTTTCCAATAAGTGGCTGATTTGGCAAAGCAATGCCGGTGTTGGGAGTATCTGTTCCAACAACACCAGTATTTGTTATTATATTGGTAATATTATTTTCTTTTCCTGTATTTTGAGTTACGCCAAATCCAAAAATAGCCTTTTGTTGTGGCTTAGGATTTGAACTTTTACCATAAAAATTACTCATTGAAATTTGTCCGGATACAATTGCTGCAAGATTTCTAACATCCGCATCATTTAAACTGATGGATGCCGTTGCACTTTTATTCAGTTCCGTATTCACTTGACCTAACGATATTGATCCACTTGATTGTAATGCCATTTACTTTCCTTGTTATTATTCTATATTTATTCTATCAGCTGTTTTTGTGGTAAAAATCAATAGCTTTTACAAGTCCTTCAATGTGATCCTGTGTTTTTTCTTTGAAAATCATTGGCTGTTCATTGTCCACGGCCATAATAATTACCAAATCATCAATAGGTGTACCAACCAATTCTTCGTACATCAATGCATATGCAGTACATTGCCAAAAATAATCTAAAATATCTTCACACTTTTTGATCTTTTTGGATGTTTTAAAATCAATAACTGATAACTTACCTTCATATTCACCAATACAGTCCACACGACCAGCCAAACCAAGTTGGGAGGACCACAGACCAACCTCTTGATAGTGTATGTTATTTATCTTGTTTAGGTATGGTTTGATTGATATGAACATTTCCTTCGCATCCGGCATCACAACACCTGGTGGCTTTGGCTCATTATTCAAATAATGTTCACACAAAGTATGCATATTTGTACCACGGGATGTAGCGTGTTTGGATATCTTGTTAGCAACTTCTTCACCAACTCTGTGCCGCCATTCCATGATGGACTGTTTCTTTTGAGCACCCACCACCGTGGTCACCGATGGTAATTTCTTACCTTCTGGTGTTACATAATATCTTTTCCCGTCAGAAAAAGTTTGAGATTCAATTTTTGGAATCTCTTTTGGTGGGCAATAATTAAACATATCAATAACCTAGTTGTTCACATGCTACAATCCATTGTTTCACTAAGCT